TCATACTCTCGTCTTTCGGGGTCAAAGAAGTTTTGTTTGTCTGCTGTTCTTTGGTCTACGTCTTTTTGGCGGAAAAGAACATTATCCTCAGCTTTTTTAATTTGGTCTGTATAATCAAGCGTACTCCATTCAGGCTTCTCTTCCTGTTTCTTTTTCAGTTCTGCTAATTTTGCTTCTGCTTTCTTTAATGATTCCTCTCTACGAGCAATTTGTTCATCGAATCTTGCACCCCGTTCTTCATCCGACATTGCATTAATATCCGCCATGTAATCCATGGATTCCTGCTTTATGTCTTCGTCAGCATATTTCATGTCATTAGCTTTAGCAGGGTCAGCACCATTAGTCATAGCTTCAACCTTTTCGTTGGGTTCTTCACCATCGATTAACCAACCTAAACCAAATGACTCTGCTTTCTTTTTTAACCATGCTTTGATATCAAAACCAAAGACATTTTTAAAGAAGTCACCTATTGCTTTGAAAGGTGTCAACATCAAATCCCATAATCCACCAAGGACATCTTTAACACCTTGGAACATTCTATCGAAGTCCCCAGTAAAGAGACCAGCGAAGAATTCATAAAATCCACCAAAGATATCTCCAATTGTTGATATGATATCCATGAAGTAATCTACCACTGTATCGACAGCGGCTCTAAATCCTTCTGATTCTTTGTATAGATACATTGCACCAGCTACCAGTGCGAGTGCAACAAGACCAATCAATAATGCTGGGACTGAAAGTCCTAATGCAGCTGCTAACAATGATACACCAGTTGCAACCATAGCTGCAGCTGAAGAAAGCAATCCTTTTATCATTAACCCAGCAGATATTGCAAACTTTTTCCCTTGTTTAAGAAATTGTTTACCTGATGCCATTAAATTAGTTGCCATTACCTTAGCACCTTCACGTGCTTTGGCTAAACCATTAGAAATATTTTCACCCATGTTCTGAATACCACCAACGATATCACCGAATACATCTGTGTTTTTGCCTCTAGTAAATAATGTACCGATAGCATTTACATTTTCAACCATAGAGTCAAACGCACCCATGAGGTCAATACCAGTAAGTTTTTTGAATGCACCTGACATGTTTTCCATGTATTCCATGCTTTCTTTTTGCATCTCTTCGAGAGCTTTGTCTAACTGGTCTTGGTATTCCTTTCTGTTTTCTTTTTCACGTTCAATATTTTCATCAAATGATTTGGTTTGTTGGGCGGTCTTTTCAGCTAGAGTTTTTTCTGCTTCCTCTCTCGCTGTTCGTAGTTTTTCTAAAGCTGCACCTGTGACTTGTTTTCCTCTTGTCGCAGCTTCCAGTTCAGCGGCTTCCGCCTTCTCAAACGCTACACGTGCTTTGTAAAGAACATTACCTTTCTTGTTGGCAGTTTCTAATCTTTCTGCACGTTTTTGTTCAAGTGAATTTATCTTATCGTTTACTTTTTTAAACTCACCAAAATCGATACCAGCTATCTCACCCTCACCTTCCTTAAGACCTTGTGCTACTTCTTCTAAAGTATTCTTAAGTTTGTTTGCCGTGAGAGCACCAGCAAAAGAATCTCTTGTAGAATTTCTAAAGTTAGCTGCTGTTACAGCAAACTCTTTATTGGATTCTGCAAGAGTATCTATGACTTGCTTAAATGCTGGTTTAAGAGACTTTGCGGCCTCTTCTAACTGCTTATCGATTTCGTTTGCCATTGGTTATTTGTTTCCGCCTTGGCCGTTGATTTTGTCTTTAGCTGTCCCAGCATACAGACCAAACCAAGCTGCACCAGCACCAACTACGATACTGATAAGTCCCGATTGTTCCATGGTGGGGGCATCAAGTTCCATGAACCACATAGTACAGTAGTACAATAAGAATATGTAAACACTTAAAAATGCTCTTGGGAATATTCTCCATGAATCAACCATGTTGGATAGGTATATCCAACGTTGCCACGGATTTTCGGGTTCTTGTTCTGTTTTTAATTGTAGAATTTCAGCTTTAAGTGCTGAGTTTTCTGTTACGAGTTCCATGAACTTACTGAGGTCAATCTCTACCTCATTACGACTCATGTCACCACTAAATTTTTCGTCTGCCATGTCTATCTCCTTTGTGATTTATATTTGGCTTGTTCATTTTTTTGCCTTTCCTGTTCATCTTTTAGGAATTGCATTAATAACATAATATAAATCTCCCTTTCCCATGGCATCATATTTTCAAGTTCTCCCAAACTATAATTATGATGTTGCATCAACTGAAAGTTCGTATTGTAATAATTCAATACACTCTCATGAGAAAGGCATATCAAAAAAAACTTTGTAGGCCCTCCATGGTTCTACTTTGTTTTTTTCCACATGAGCAGGTGAAGTCAACGTCCATATAAACTTTAGGCATGTCATCAAAATAAGCACCTAATTGTTCCATTTGTGGAAATGTTAAACTATCCACAAACTCATTGAGTTCTTTTTTCGATACATCATCTGTATCATATACATTTTCTTCATCGAAAATTTCAGTGATACATTGCTTCAACATTTCAAAGGGTTGTTGGTCGGCAGGCATTTTATTTACCTGTTCCATAAGTCCCCAATCGGGATACCTTAACACAACACCCAAGTTGTCGTTTATCATAACTTTAGGTTCAACACCTTTTGACTTAGTTACTTGAACTTCGTCAAGGTTTATTGTAACCTCTCCACTTCCTTTACAGTCATTGTCCTTACAAGGCAGATTAAGTTTAACAGTTTCACCAACTGATACTGCTCTAATTTTAATGAACAGATATTCAATATCAAACATAGGAAGTTTTTCAACGTCCAACCATTCGTTTTCATCGTATGATGTTACTGCCTTAATCATTTGCTTTATAGAAGCAAGTGACCGACTTTGGTCTTCACCCTCTTTCGCAATTACTAAAACTTTTTGTTCCTTAACAAGAAACGGTCTGAATGTTACTTCACGGCCGTCACTTGGTAGTACACATTTATAAGTTGGTGCACTTTGTATTGGTAATGCCATAATTTATTTCCTCAATTATATAATTAGTTACCATTGCCGAATACGTTATTAATCTTACCAAGATTAGTATCTGCTTTGGTTAACTTTCCAAGAAGTTTATCGCCTTTACTACCAAATCTAGAAGCGACTGATAGTCCTTCCATAACAGCATTAAGTGCCCTTCTTCCTTTATTTAGTCCCGATAAAGCTGGTGGTTCTGTATATTCTACTTCCCACCCTCTGTATGCCATTGTACAACTGAACTTCAAAATACTATCGGGAGTATTTGCGTCTAACGCCATTGCGTCAAATGTTTTCGGATAACATTCATATAATTTATACTTCAACGCAGAACCGCCGTCAGTCCTGTACTGAGTTATATCAACCTGTCCAATGTAATCGTTGTAATATGCAAATGTTGGTTGCAACTGACTACCTTCTCCAGCAGTAAATACTAAAGACTGCCATGCTTCGATGATGAGTCTATCAGCGAATGCTTGGTCGCAATTAAAAGTAAATATAGTTTCACCACCATCGTTGACTGCATTGGGCATTTGTCTTTTTTGTCCGTATTCAGACCATGGAGTAGATTCGATTGTTCTTCCTGGCAATGAAGCAGTATCACAACGTAATCCTTCTAACGATAACCCCATTGGGCCAAAGAAGTCTGCTTGGAATCTATTTGCTCTTGCACCAGTATCAAAGTTTGATACAAACCTATCGATACCAGTTCCCTTATCATCCCCACCTAGAAACGTGGAGATACCTTTATTAATTAGGTTTTCTATTGCCATTAAATCTTCCTCATGCTTTCAGCGTATACTGTGTTCGCATTTATATTAAACTTTGTTGTTGGTAACATGGACACCATATCCCAATACTTGGGTTCAACCTCTTTTATGTAACTATCGAAGTAACCATTTAGGTATTGCTTCACGCAAGGTTTTGCCCAACGATATGCACCTACACTTTGCACCATCTTATAGTTGATATCAAATCCACCGTCCTCTACATTAGTGTACAATGCATCTAACAATCTAATACGATATCTTGGTGGTAGGTAATGAAGATTCAAACCCATGAACCCAGTATCATATCTTTTGATAGGAATGCAGAGAGGAAAGTAATCCCAGTAAGGTAACTTTGCCTTAGTCTTTGCATCATAAAAAAACATGTAAAGTTTACCCATTTCAACTCTTGTTGTGGTTGGGCCGACTTCATCTAGCAAAGATTGAGAACGCACTCGTATCTGTCTTAAATTATTACGGAACCAATTCAAACTGTCTTGACTACGTTGACGAAGTTCACTTGGTTTTTCGTTGTTTAAGTCATCCAGTAATTGTCCCATACATCTATTTATGCATTTAGGTCAAATGGTCTTCAGTTAATATGCGAAATTTATAGCGTCTGTCTTTGCAGTAGGATTCTGCTGCTTTGAATTTTGCCTGATTGACCGCATAAGTCTGTGCTTCCATTAAATATCTCTTGGAAACTCTATGCTGTGGTTTAGCAGGCGGTTTGAGTTGTTTCTTAGGTTTGACCTCTATGATTTCCCGTACAGTCTGTCCCGAAGTATTTACATACTTAATGTAAAAGTCGGGGAAGTATCTGTGTCTTCTTTTATCAAGAGGGGAAATGTAAGGTATAACGATTTCTTCAGACCCCCATTCAATGATATTGGGGTTTGAATCAGCGTAAACCATGAATCTACGCTCCCAAAGAGAACGATAGTATATTTTAGTAGGGTCACCTTTGTATTTTTTATAGTTTTTAGGTTTGAACTTGCCACTGTAAGACATAAATAGATATAACACCAATATAATTAATAACGAAGGTATTTATGGGTTTAAGCAAATTACTAGACAAGGTCAATCAAGCAAAGTCCGCTGTCTCCTCTGCCAAGGGTATTCAAAGTAAACTAAAGAATATTAATAAGACATCTATCCTTGACCAATTAGGGGAACAGGCAGAAGAAGCAAAAAGAACTTTGGAAAAAAGACGGTCTTCGTTAGAAAAAAACTTAGATGCAAGAAACCAAGCAAAGGGTCTTGCTAAAAAAACTCCTTCAAGCGGGTCAAGAGACTTACAGTATCCACTATATGACCAACTAGATAACTACATTATTTTCAGAACACGTGCTCGTGAGGCAAGAGAAGGTGCAAATGCAGCTAACCTATTATCTAAAGAAGATATAGAAATAGCAATGTACGTTAAACCCGAACATTTAGCAAGTAACTTCACCGTTAACTATAAGACTCAAGGTTTTGGTACAGGTATCCGTGGACTTGCAGATATGTTTGATGGGGGTGAATCTGGCAACTTCTTTGGTGGTGGTGGTGACCTAGAACAATTTGCGGGTGAAGTTAAAAACATGGCAGGAGCTGCTATAAACAAATTGATGAATTCTGCTACAGGTGATTTCATGAACATGAATGCTGGACGAGCAGTTAACCCGATGGAAGAACAGTTGTTAGAAGGTATTGGATTTCGTTCTTTCTCATTTCAGTATGAATTCTATCCACGTTCTGAGGAAGAAGCAGACATGGTTCAGCAAATCATGTACTACTTTAGAACTGCAATGTTACCCGATACTTTTGGTACGTCTGAAACAACAGAAAACGAAAACTTCTTTAACTACCCAAATGTATTTGATGTAGAATGGGAAGGCCCTATTGCAGAAAGACTAGACGGTTTTATGCCAATGGTTTGTACAGGTTGCGACATCCAACACGGTGACACAGAATTAGGTTTTTTTGAGAATGGTCAACCAACCAAGTCTGCTATGAAGTTAGACTTTACAGAAATCAAAATTGTTACTCAAGAGAACTTCCAAAAGATTTCCCCAGTTGGGGATAAGTCTATTACTGGTGCTGACTACAGTATTCGTGATAGACAAACAAGGGGTGATGGGTAATGGCTAACCAATTATATAAAAACTTTCCCGAAATACAATATAAACTTTCTGATGGTAGAATTGTTACCATCAAAGACTTCTTCCGTAAAGCACAAATAAACGGAAACACGTTAAGTGATATAGTTGATTACACTGTCTACGAAATTCAAGACGGAGAACGTCCCGATATTATTGCATCAAAACTATACGGTGACGGTGACTTACATTGGACTTTGTTTCTTGCTAATGAGATAACTAATTACTATGATTGGCATATGGACAATCAAACCTTTGAAAACTACTTAGATGACAAATATCGTGGACAAGTTCTAGTTGCACCAAACAGTACAGACATAGTATCATCAACCAGTAAATTTTTAGTAGGGGAAGATGTATCACAGGGAAGTGCTAAAGGTAAGGTGTTAAAAGTAGACCCAACATTTAAACGCATATGGGTAGAGACGGTCAATGGTCAAAAGTTTAAAGCAAACCAAGAAGTTACAGGATTAAACAGCACCAAATCATTTACACCAAACTCAGTGCAAGAAAGTAGAGATGCGACTGCATACTATTATAATGCTGATGCCTTTGATGCGGGGATACGTTTAAATAATGATTTAACTGAAACAGGTAATTGGGTTCCTCAAACTTTCCAACACCAAGAACTGGAAGAAAACGAAAAGAAAAGAACTATCAAAGTTATCAGACCCGAATTCATACGAAGAGTTGTATCCGAGTTTGAACGCATAATGGCGTAATTATGACTGAAAAGAAAAATATGCAAGGTGGTGTATTTACCATCGATGCTATAAATTTAGTGAACCAAGAAGGTGAATCCGTAGACATACAGAATTCAGTTCTAATGTTTCGTCTGTATGAAAGTATCTACAATAAGTTCGTTACGGGTGATATCCATATTATTGATGGTCTTGATTTATTGAAAAATTTTAAGATTGTTGGTGATGAGTACATTCGTATTTCAATCAAACAGATTGAAGGCATGGGTGAAGAATCTGCTGAAGAATTCAGTATTGACAGAGATTTAAAAGTTTACAAGATTAGTGCAATTAATAGAGTTGACCAATCAACTCAATCCTATGTTCTCAAAGTGTGTGACCCACGGATGTTTACTGCTAGAAATACTAGAGTATCTAGAGTCATGCGTGGTTCATATGATAAGATGTTGCAGAACGTTCTTATCGAAGAAGGTCACATACCTACAGAGGAATTCGTTCATTGGGAAGACACTAAACCCGAAAACCAACAAATGGTTTTACCTAACTGGACGATTGATAAGTTCATAGATTTTTGTGTGAACAACAGTGACAAAGGTATGGCTGATAACGCAACATATCAGAATGGTATGTTCTTTTACGAAACCTTAAATGGTGGTTTCTGTTTTAAAAGTATTGATGAAATGTTCCAACAAGAATTTCCTCTTACATTTTCGTATGGGTCTAGACAAGGAGATACCAAAACTGCAGATATAGATGCAAATGCTGATGGTGGGGTTAATACCGTTATTGAATCGATTGAACACCCGCAACGAGCAGACACTTTAAGGGGAATGATTGGGGGTGCTTATGCATCAACTCAATTGACATATGACCCTATAAGAAAAGTAGAAGAAATTGACCTTTACTCTATTGATGAAGTTTTTTCAAGAAATTCAGAAGGACACCTTTCGGGTCATCCAATGATTAGAACAGGTGGACAAAACGAGGTCTTTGAAAAAGTCCTTACAACAGAGAATGTAGTCGATGCAAAAGTATCTCCAGCAGTTAGTGACAAAGATGTAGATACTAATCTAGGATATAAGTACGATGCGGTTAGAATTTCAGACACTAGAATGATTCATGCATACGATAACGCAACCACTCTAGACGAAGAGGAAACCTTTAAAGGATGGTCTGCCAAAGTCGATACAGCTAAACTAGAACGTAGAGCAATGTTAGAAATTCTACAACAAAATAGAATCATAATTACAATACCTCTAAGAACAGACTTGAGTGTTGGAACAGTTATTAAGTTAGATATCCCCCCACCGCAATCTTCAACAGGTGGTGTGGACATTGCAGATAAAATGAATGATAACAGATATTTGATTACAGACATATGTGTGAATGGTGTACCTGCTGACAAGGTGGGTAAATTGTTCATTGAATGTGTAAAAGAAAGTTACGCAAGAAAGATAGCAGATTATACTCCGTTAGATAATACAGCTGCTCCGAGGAAAGTATAATGAAATTTTGGTATGGTATAGTAGAAGATAGACAAGACCCGTTGATGATTGGTAGGGTTCGTGTTCGTGTACATGGTTCACATACGCATCAAAAAGATGCAATCGCAACCCCCGACTTACCATGGGCTCAAGTCATACTTCCAACCACCGAAGCAGGTCTTTCAGGATTCGGTAGAGGTAACGGTCTCGTAGAAGGGTCTACGGTATTTGGATTTTGGAGAGACGAGGAATACATGCAAGACCCTGTGGTACTAGGTGTTACAGCAGGTATGCCCGCACAAGGTTCTCGTATTACCTTAAAAGATGAATTGATACAGAGAACTGTAGAAGATGGTTTTAATGACCCAAGACGATTGACAGTTGAAGATTATGTCGATACCCCCGATGGGGAAACGCCTGTCCATGACACATCAAGAACGTTTGGTCTTACAACTGCTTTAGACACAGCACCTAAACATGTAAAGTCTCTTACACTAAACTATGATGGGACAGGTTCTACAATAGAAGAAGTTGAACTTACCGAAGAGGACTTACCATACTACCCCAAGTATTATGATGCTTCAGATTTAAATGATAACACAACAGGCATCGCAACATACACCCATAGAAGTTTTACAAAACTTAAAGAATCAACTCAGACAATTACAAATTCAGAACCCGAAGTTGAGAATCTAAAACATGTAAACACAAAAGAAATCTTTACAGATAATACAAAGAAAAGAATAGTGGATGAGGAATGGGCATTCCCAGTATCACCCGCTAAACCTGTTTACCCCTATAACAAATCAATGACTACTGAGTCGGGTCATATCATTGAACTTGATGACACCCTTGGTGCAGAACGTATAGCACTTGAACATAGAAGTGGAACGTTCTATGAAATACATCCTGATGGGTCTCAGGTAACTAGAATTGTAAATGATAATTATACAGTAGTCGCAAAAGACGACAAACTAATTGTCGGTGGTAACGTAGATGTTTCTGTCGAAAAGGGTAATGTCAGAATTGCAGTAGCAACAGGTAATGCAGATATCTATGTAGCAGGTCATACAGACCTAATGGTAGACGGAAATGTAAATGCAACCGTAGGTGGAGATGTAACTGCAAATATAACAGGGCTAGTTGACGCACAAATAGGTGGAACACTTAATGCTAATGTAGTAGGTGACACCACATTTACTTCACCCACAACTTTGATGACTACGGATTTAACAGTGGACGGTACAGTTCATATTACAGGTAAACAAACAAACGAATCAACAATTAGTGCCGATGGTGATATTGATACTAAGGCAGGAAACTCGCCAACACTTGCAACTCATACACACAACTACTTCAGTGGTGCTGGTGGAGCAGGTTCGGGCGCTCCAGCTGAAACGAAGAAACCTTCATAGACATATGCTGTTGATGTATAAATAGAAGTATGGCAGACTTAAAATCAGAAGCAAAGAACGTTGCAAATTCTAGAATTTATTCAGATATAGATTTTAGATTTAAACCACATCCAATTACTGGAGACGTTACTATTAAGTATGATAGTGACGCAATAAGACGTTCAGTAAGAAATATAGTTCTGACCAACTTTTATGAGAGACCCTTCAAACCAAGTTTAGGTTCTAATATCAGAAATCAGTTATTTGAAAATAATAGTCCTAGAGCTCAAAACCGCTCGGCATCTAAAATAAAAAAAATAATTGAAGATTTTGAACCTAGGGTACAGAATGTTAAGATATCATTTGGTGAGGTGTCTGATAGAAACGAACTGAATATAACAGTATTTTATAACATAAAAAATAATGCTCAATCCCAAGAGATGGATTTCACCATAACGAGAGCGAGATAGAGGAAACCAAATGTCAACAGTAAAAAGTTCATCCCTAAACGTAACTGATTTAGATTTTGAGGACATAAGCCAAAATTTAAAAAGTTACTTAAAAGGACAGGATAGTCTAAAAGATTATAACTTTGAGGGTTCGACACTTTCGATGTTGGTAGATTTACTCGCATATTCATCGCACATTGGCGCAGTAAATACAAACATTGCAGCTTCAGAATTGTTTTTGGATTCTGCACAAATTAGAAAGAACGTGGTATCACGTGCAAAAGATTTAGGTTTTATCCCTGCTTCAGAATCAGCTGCTACAGCAATTTGTGATATTACAGTAAATAATGTAAGAAACCCCGATGGCACATATCCAAGTGCAAATGAAATGACAATCCCAGCAGGGACAAGATTCAACACAGTATATGACGGTAAAAGTTATACCTTTGTATGTTATGCGGGTGTAACACCTCAACCAAATGGTAAGAGTTTTTCATACACTAATGTACAATTGAAACAGGGACTGAATGCGAGTGACGTATTTGTTTACGATAGACAGGAACCTAATCCTAAGTTTGTATTAAGTCAAGCAAGAATTGATAGACAATCAATGACCGTTTCAGTTAACTCTGGCGGGGTATCAACTGCACACGCACTTGCAAGTGATATTTCAAATGTCCTATCCACCAGTAAGGTGTACTTCACGCAAGAAAACGAAGACGGATTTACCGAACTCTATTTTGGTGATGGAAGTATCGGTGAGGAACTTAGGGATGGTGATATTATAACTGTCCAATATACTATTGTAAATACAATACATGCTAACGGTGCATCCAAGTTTTCACTCTTAGATACAATTAACGGGTTTTCAGATGCAGTCATTACAACTACTTCACCCGCAGCTGGTGGTGCAGAAAAAGAGTCTGTGGAATCAATTAAATTTAAAGCAACAAAGTTCTACTCTTCACAAAACAGACTGGTAACACTGAATGACTATAAAGCAAAGGTCAGTGAGTATTACCCGAATGCAGATGCAGTTGCAGTATGGGGTGGTGAAGATAATGACCCACCTGTATACGGTAAAGTATTTGTTGCTATCAAACCTTTAAACAGTGACTATCTGTCTGACGTAGAAAAAGAATTGGTTAAAAACAACCTAAATAAACTTAACGTTATTACAGTTAGACCCGAAATAGTAGACCCCGAAATCATCAAGATTATGGTCACTACCATATTTCAGTACAACGAAAAATCAACAGATTTAACAAGTGGCGAGTTAGAGACCATGGTTAAGAACACAATCGTAGAATACGATAGAGATAATCTAAACAACTTTGATAGTATTTTTAGACACTCAAATCTATTGAATCGGATTGATGAGACTGATAGTTCGATTTTATCTAATATCTCTAACATACGTTTAAAACTCAAAAAGAAAGTTTTGTTACTAGGTCAAAATGCTGGACTAACAGTAGACTTTGGTAACCCTTTGTATAATCCATCGAGCGGATACAACGCATCTGCTGGTGGTATTACAAACACAACAGGATTTTACATTAGTGGCGATGATACCAACATCATGTATTTTGATGATGATGGTACTGGCAAACTCCGAAGATTTCTCTTATCAGGTTCTACAAGAATCTATCAAGATAATGAAGCTGGGTCTGTCGATTATGGCACTGGTAAAATATCAGTCAATTCTCTGATTATAACCTCAACGGTTAATTCAGATAATACGATTGATTTCACTTTAATACCTAATTCAAATGATGTTATTGCTAAACGAGGTTCGTTAATCGATATTTCTTCTGATGATATCAAGGTCACAAGTGAATTGGACACCGTTGCAAGCGGTGAATCGAGTGCTGGTGTAGGATTTATTCCCGCATCAACCTCATCTTACTAACTATGGATAAAGCGGTCATGAATCCCATGAGTAGTTTACCATTCAATTGGATAATAATAGGAGAAAATTCAAATGGCAGATAAGAAAATATCAGCGTTAACTGCAGTAGCAGACGCAGACATCGGGGGTGATGATTTACTTCACATCGTTGATAACCCAGGCGGAACACCCGTCAACAAAAAGATGACAATTGCTCAACTTTTTGAAAATATCCCTACGCATTTAGCGGTAGATGATATCACAACCTTAACGGCAACTGCAAGTAACCTTGCTAGTTCTTTTGCAACTGCAATCGACCTATCAGGTGCTTCAGGTAACGTTGCATTTACGTTGGACAACGGTGTTGACGTTGGTCAGTTGAAATTGATTTATCAAAAGACTGAACCAGCTAGTTCACATGTAGCCAACATTACTGTAACAAATTTTGGTAGTGGTACATCTTCATCTAATCAAATTTCCCAATCAACACAGGGTGATGCGGTTATTTTGATTTGGGATGGTTCTAAGTGGTATGTTTTAGCGAACTTTGAAAGTACGGTAACATTGTCTTAATATGAGTATTGGGAACGTTGACAAATTAATTCCTAGACTTAATAGTCTAGTCCCCGACTTTGTTACGGCAGAGTCGCCAGAATTTGTCGCTTTCCTAAAAGCTTATTTTGAGTTTCTAGAACATGAAACAGTAGTTCTAAAATCTCAAGAGGCACATGATTGCCTTGGTGCGGAAGATGGTAGTGGTGGATTTATATATGAAACCGCTACCGTTTCCCCATCATCTCAAGATGCCAATAAAATATTACTGGAACGAACAGCAGATAATTTTAACATCGATTCTGACCCATTCGGAGTGGGTGAGTATATCGTTGGTTTGGATTCAAAAACTGTCGCAGAAGTTAAAGTCATTAATTCAAACAGATTGTTTGTTAAGACTATTTCAGGATACGGTTTTAAACCAAATGAAGTTGTAGAAGGAAGAACAAGTAAACAGAGAGGTATCGTTTCTAATTACAAAGAGTCTTCAATTCGTGCTAACAACAAACTTTTAGAATACTCCGATGTCGATACAACAACGGAAGAGTTTTTAACATACTTCCAAAAAGATTTCATGCCCTCTCTTGATAGTAGTTTAAACTCTAACAAGAGAAGTACAATAAAACATATCAGAGACCTTTACCAAAAGAAAGGTTCGCCTGAATCATTAAAATTCCTTTTAAGACTTCTATACGGGCAGGAAGCAGAGGTTAAGTACCCATACGATAACACCATTAAGTCTAGTGAATCTTCTTATGGTTCATCAAGAAGAATGGTGGTTAATGTTCCGCTTGAAAGAGACGCACCTCAACCAACAGATACTATTACTGAATATACTTCAGGGCGTGTTATATATGCTCAGGGTATTGTAAATTTAGTTTACCCCGAACCTGGCTCAAATACACTCTATTCTCTCGACATAACAAATACTGCAAGTAAAGAATTCCAAAACGGTTCTGAGATTGAACTGATGGATAGAGATACTAAAGAAAAGAAATCGGGAACAGTATCGGGTATTATCCAAGGATTCAATACAAACGGTTCTTCAATATATTTAAGTCACGAAGATGGCGATACCCTATTAGAGGATGGTGGTGGTGTACTTCTTGAAGATTCAACGGCTTCAAGTGGTTCCTTGTACTCAGTTAATGATAAGATTCATTTTGTCGGTGCAAAAGATGACACCAACGTAGGACTTGCTACCTCAGTAGTAGAAGGAATTCAAACGGGTTCAATAGATGCTGTCTACATCGAAGTTGGCGGTTCAGGATACGAAGGTGGGGATTTAGTCATCTTTGATAATCGTGGAACATCTGGCGATGGTGCACTTGGTGAAATAGCTTCTGCTGGTGATGAACTTTTTCAAGAAGCAGGAACAAGACACGGATACTATCAATTCACTGCAACAGCAGGACAAACAGTTTTCAGTGGTTACGATAATTATGGTGAACAAGTAATTTACGAAGACCACAACAGACATGTATTTGTCAATGACGTAGAACAAACAACAGGATTTAGCACACAAGGAAGTGTGTTAACTTTTAATTCAGGACTAAGTGCAAACGACCAAGTAGAAATCTGTACTGAGTATATGAGAATTCTACAAGAGAATGGTGACGTTATGAACTTAGAGACTACTAACTCAAATATCAGAAGAGTTAATCTTATTAACAAGGGTACAGGATATGCAAGTCTACCACTGTGTGGGCCAGGCGGATATATCTACCCAAAATCCCTAGATGGATTTACAGCAGGGGAATCTATTACAGCTCAGAACGGTTCAACAGCTGTAATCGCCTTAGTTAATAAGGAAAAGGGTAGACTAGAAGTATACAGAAGACCTACAGATACGGGGACTTTTGTAGTAGGTAATGAAATAACAGGTGGTGGTTCAGGAACTGTATCCTCAATCGTTGAACAAAATGTTTCTTCAGGAGCAGGTGCTAAAATATTTGCCTTCTCAACATCTATCGGTAGAGTTGGAACAATTAATTTAAAGGCACAGGGACATTCACTTACAAGTGATGCTGCTATAGCAGATTCTTCAACATTCCCTATGTTGATATCAGCACCAAACATAACTCTATCTAAAGATACAGTGGTAACAGGTTCGGTTTCGGGTACAACTGCTCTAGTAGACGACTTTAACACTAACACACAGTTATTGAAAGTTCGTGACATGGATTCGTTATTCTTAGAAAATGAAATCGTGACTTATCCAAATGGTGGAACATTTAAAATTCATGCATTCAATCCTTTCACGGGTAGAGGTACATTAGCTGGTGAAGGATTTATTGATAAGGGAACAACAAGCGATATCGGTGCTCTAAGTGCTTCAGGTATGGCAATTACAGACTCGAAGTTCTATCAATCACATTCCTATGTGGTTAGAATTGGTGAAAGTATAAACAAATTCCGTTCAATTGTCAAGGACTTAGTCCACCCAGCGGGACATATTTTCTTTGGTGAAGTTGCGGTAACAAATAATGTTGCTATGGGTATACCCGATGAAGACCATGTAAGATTTAGACCTACGATTGTTATCAATGCTGGTGGTGATGATACTGCAGTAGTAAGTCCTCAATTAGCAACAAGAACAGCACAAAGACTTGAAGTTGAAATTTACACTCTTGCTAATGAACAGGATGACCTAGCATACGCACCAATGATTGCATTGGTGAATGAGTCTATCCCAGGCGTAAACACCAATCCTGTAACGGGTGGTGCTATTCCAGCATACGCAAAAGTTAATGGAGTGGAAACTGGTAAGGGAACAGAAGTCAACGACTCGGAAATGAGAAGTAGACATGTCAACATTCTTAAGATTGTATCTAAGAACATGGCATCTAGTCAAGTTGGTATGTGGGCAGCTGGTGGTATTCCAACAACTGTATCTCTAGAAAGTAAAGACGGAACCTTCAATCCTTACTTTGTTTTAGAAACAAACGTGAACGGTGGGCCAGAAAGAAGACCCGCACGATTCGGTAAACCACTTCCAATCGACCCACATCATGAAGAAACTCTTGTTCTAGAAGATAATACAACAATAATATTAGAAGATGTAGTTTGTAAACTACGAGCAGAACCCGATAAAGATGCTAACGTAAAAGGTGTGTTTGGGCCGAATCTAGTTATGGAAGATGGAACTCAGTTGCGTCTAGAAAGTGCAACAACCATTGAAGAGGTAGACCACTTTGTAACAGAAAGAACACGTGAGGATTTACTAGAACGATACATGCAAACAGAAGATGGGTGTTCTATTATTTTTGAAGACAATGATAGACTAGTTGTTGAAGGTGTCAGTGAGAATGCTGACGTAGCATCATTCATTTCTTTTGGAAGTACATTTAATGACCTAAATATAATCAGTGGTCAACGAGTGTATGACATTGCATACTACTTAAAACTTGATACTGCAGCTGATGTTAATGATGACATCATTTTAGAAGATGGTACAGGTGCTGTGATGAGTGAGGTATCAAAACCCGAAGGACTAAGAGTACAGGACATGGAAAATATGTTCCCAAATACTTTCATTCCTAAATTCAGTGACCATGCGAGACATAGAACAAACATAACTTACTCCGCATACGTCAAATCAGGCACAAATTAAATAATTATAACACTAAGTTGTTATAAATAGAAGTATAAATATATTATATCTTAGGAGATAAAATCAAATGGCAGCAATTATTACAGAAAAGTTTCGCATCCACAATGCGAGACAGTTTAAGGAAGATTTTGGTGAATCAGCATCATCTACTTTCCTTTTCATAGGAAGACCTCAAGCATGGGACGCTTCCGATACAACCCCAACCCCCGCAAACTCAGTCGGTGAAACAATAGACGCATACAAAGATATGATTGCTATGAAGAAAATCGGTTCTGCTGATGTTTCGCACTGTCTAGTAAGACGAGATTGGGCAACAGGAACAACGTATGACGAATATGCACATGATTATAGTGCAACAAATACTGCTCCCGCTTCAGGTGCAAACAACTTGTACGATGCAAGATACTTTGTTATCACAGATGAGTATCACGTATATAAGTGTTTGAGAACTGGTAGAGCAAGTAATGGTGATGCCGTTGCTTCTACAGTTAAACCTGCTGGAACAAGTACAAATCCATTCGTAACCGCCGATGCAGCTGCCGCTTCAGGACGAGGTTACATTTGGAAATACATGTACTCAGTTTCTGCTTCAGAAACTATTAAGTTTGTAACAAACGATTTTATCCCTGTAAAGACACTAGGTGCACAAACTGAAGTTGACGGTGACCTAGGTGGATTCGGTTCTGCTGGAACAGATGATGGTTCTGTACAGTATGACGTAGAAGTTGGTGCAATTGACGGTGGTATTCACCATGTACACGTTAGTAATGGTGGTGCTGGATATACAAACGGCACTTACAATAACGTTGCAGTAAAAGGTGACGGACAAGGTGCAGTAGTATCAGTTGTAGTAGCTGGTGGTGCAGTAACACACTGTTACGTCAATAACATTGGTTCGGATGAAGGAACTGGATACAGAAAAGCTACAATAAATATCAATGATATTTCAGGTATTGGAACACCTTCAACTAACGCAGTTGTAAAACCAATCATTTCACCAATATATGGACACGGTGCTAACCCAGTTGAAGAACTAGGTGGTATCTATGTTATCGTAAACTCAAGACTTGAGTTCGCAGAAGGAAGTGGTGACTTCCCAGTGGACAATGATTTTAGAAGAATTGGTCTGATACAAGACCCATTCCAAGATGATACAACGACAGTTTCTACAGATACTACTTTAAGTGCTCTTCATAAAATGACACTATCTTCAGTATCAGGTCTTGCAAAAGACGATAGTATTATGAGTGCAAACGCTGATGGTACTGGTGTAGCGAAAAGTCAGATTGTATCAATCGATACCACTAACAAATTTATCTATCATCTCCCACAAGAAAATTCAAAGGGTGAGTATGTAGACTTTGCAACGAGTGGAACAAACACAGTATTCCTAGGTACAACAAACATAGGAACGGTAAGTGCAGTTGACGGTAATTACCCCGAAGTGCAACCACATTCGGGTCAAATCATTTACATTGAGAACAGAGGTGCGGTATCTAGAGCTTCAGACCAAATTGAAGATATCAAACTTATTGTTCAAATGTAATTGATTTATAAAATTTTAAAGAGATAATAATATGCCTGAAAAAGTAGACTTAAACGTATCGCCGTATCATGACGATTATGATGAAGATAAAAAGTACCATAAGGTACTGTATCGTCCTAGTAGACCGATACAGGCTAGAGAGTTAACACAGGCGCAATCTATCCTTCAAAACCAAATTGAAAGATTTGGTGACCACATGTTCAAAGAAGGGAGCATTGTCACTGGTGCTGAATCTAACTGTGACATGGATGTTAGATACGTTAAAGTATCAAGTACAAACCCAAACAGTTTAGGAACTGTAGGTGTCGAAAATTACAGAACTTCTTTTGATACGAAGTACCTTCAGGGTAAAACTTCAGGTGTTGTAGCACAAGTTGTAACATCATACGCAGAAAGCACAGATGACCCTGTAACCTATATTGTTAGATATTACATAGCAGGTACAGACTCAGTAAACTCAGGTTCATTTTTGGCAGGTGAAGACTTGCAAGAAGTTACTATTGATGCAAATGGTAATGCAGTTTCAGCCGCTAATACAAACGAATTACAAATACTATCCTCTGATAAAACCCCTATTGGTCGTTCTTCATTAGCAGAAATAGGTGAAGGTGTTATTTTCACTAGAGGGTTTTTTGTTAAGGTCAACAAACAACAAATAACACTTGAGAAATATTCAGGTGCACCCAGTTTTAGAATTGGGTTACAAGTTTCCGAAACACTAGTAGGTTCGTCAGTAGACGCTACACTATTCGATAACGCACAAGGTTCATCTAATGAGAACGCAGCTGGCGCTGACCGACTCAAGGTTGAATTGACTTTAGAAAAACAACTTATAGATTCAGTAACAGATTCTAATTTTATTGAATTGATGAGAGTTAATAAAGGTCGAATGGAACTTTCCATTCAGAGACCCGAATACAATGCATTCCAAAGTCTCATGGCAAGAAGAACATTTGACACATCTGGCGATTTTATTGTACGTCAATTCCTTCCCAACCTAAAAGAACATCTAGATGATGGAACCAACGGTGGTGTATATTCGACACTCAACGGTGGTCAAGAAAACCAATTCGTAGTTAATGTATCTGCGGGTAAGGGTTATGTTAAGGGATATGAGGTTGATAAACCTGTAGGTTCAACTATACCTATTAAAAAGGCAAGAAATGTTGCGAATCTTTCAGGTGCATCCACTTCAATAAGATTGGGTAACTATATTAAGGTTACTAATTCACATGGTATTCCCGAATTTGGTAACGAAGCAGGAACAGACGCACAAGCACCATACAATGTTGTAAAACTATTTGATGGAACAATGTCTTCTGGCGCAGAAAACTCTACTGGTCACATTGGTTACGCAAGAATTAGAAACTATGATATGGCAACTGCTGGAACTTCAAACAGTTCCGAAGTATGGGACGATACTACTAGATTTAATGCATACCTATTTGATATCAAAATGTTTACCAAACTTAAGTACAGTGCTCACAGTGGTACTGCTATTATCGGTGACAAGGTAACAGGTTCCGTTTCAGGTGCAACAGGTATTATTGCATACGATGATAATTCGGGTGCATTATATGTTCATGACGTAATTGGTGTATTTAGCATTTCGGATGCAATTTCTTCACAGAATGGTTCATTCGCAATGACTATTGCTCAGAACACTGGTGAAAACTTCAGAGGAACCGCTGGTGAAATAAGAACTTATAATATCAACAGAGTGCGTGGTATATCTCAAACACCTAAAACCACTGCTAGAGAAGTATTCACTGCAAACGTTTATTTAGATTCAGACTTTACCTTAACTGGTCAATGCTCTATCTCTACAACTAATTTGACAGGTTTCGCAACCAAGTTTACTGCAGAACTTAAAGAAGGCGATGTTATCATTGATGGTGCTGGTGCAGAAAAAATTATTGCATCTATAACATCTGACACCGCAGCTGTATTAACTAATTCTGCGGCTTCAATATCAAATACCAAAGTTACTCGTAGGGTTGCAAGAGTATTTGACCAAGAACAAACTGCAGCTATTTACGCATGGCCGAGAGATTGGGTCAAGACACATACACCCGACCAAGTACAAGTAAGAAGGTCACAAAACGTAACTATTTCAAATACTGCGATTACACTAACTATTGGTTCTGCTGAATCATTCTCAACAAGAACTAATGATAACTACAACTTTGCAGTTGTTGAAGCACAAACATCGGGTTCACCTACATTAGCAAATGGTGATATGATTGATGTTGTGAACAATTTGAGTGGTGCTCCGTTTACGGACACAATTAACGGAAACAACTTAGAAATTAGTGGTTTCCAATCTGCTGACAACGGTACAATTCTAAAAGTAACATACACTGTAGATATAAACTCACCCGTTAATAGAGACAAGTCATTAAAACAGTCAAGATGTCTATCAGTCGTAAACAGTAGAGCGACAGGTGGGTTTTATGGAACATGTTATGATGATAGAGACATTACACTCGGTGTTGCAGACTGTTATAAAGTACGTGCAATATATGAAGGTAATGGTACAACATCACCTAAACCACCTTCAGCAACGATTACTGAAACAGCAAGTCCCCCAGTTGCCTTCACAAGTTTTGAAGTTATTAAAGGTAACACTTCAGACGCACGTGCAATCATTATAAACTATAATGGTTCAAGTAACAAGAGTTATTTTTACTATATTACACAACAAAAATTTACAGAAGGTGAAGTTGTTATCGGACAATCATCTACTGCGGTAGGTGAGGTTTCAAATGTAGACGCTGGTGCGACAAACATAACAGATAGATATTACTTTGACAATGGTCAAAGAGACGGTTTTTATGACCACGGTAGGTTAGTTCTAAAACCAGGCACACCAACACCTAACGCAGAAATTTTGGTAGTCTTTGATTACTTTACTGCTACAGGTAACGGTGACTTCTTTGATGTCAATTCTTATTCAGGTATCGAATATAAAGATATACCAAGATATGTTCCAAGTAAAGTTGACCTTGGTGGTCTAGAACCCGATGGTGAATTTGAACTTGCAGACGCTGTTGACTTTAGACCCGTACTAGGACAACTAATTGGAACGACTACATTTAGTTCAAGTGCACCTAATCCCGATAGTCCTGTTAATATCAGTAACACAAGTTCGGGTATTGTATCATCGCCATTTGCCTTTATTAATAAGTCATTTGAAGCATCGGTTTCAGGAATTTCATCAACAGGTGCTAGTGCAGTAGACGTACCAGTCCCAGGCAGTAACATGGTTGGTGACATCTCATTCTATGTTGGAAGAATCGATAAAATCTTCCTTCATAAAGACGGTGGGTTCCAAATTTCGCAAGGGACTCCTTCATTGACTCCTATGAAACCAAAAGGAATTGATGATGCTATTGAACTATTTGAGTTAAGAATACCCCCCTTTACTTCAGACTTGAAGAAAGTAAGATTAAGAAGTGTAGACCACAGAAGGTTTACCATGAAAGATATCGGTAAGATATCTAATCGTGTTGCTAACCTAGAAAGATTGACAACACTGTCTCTATTAGAAAGAGATACATCAACAATGCAATTCCAAGATGCAGACGGTTTCGATAGATACAAGTCGGGATTTGTTGTGGATTCATTTAAAGGACACAATGTCGGGGATGTTACTCATCTCGATTACAATTGTTCAATCGATACAAAACAAGGCGTACTAAGACCTAAGAACTTCCAAAACTTTTTTGATATAGAACTAGACACAGTTAACAGTCTAAATTATCAGAAAACTGGTGACTTAATAACACTGCCCTACACAAGTAGAAGTTATGTAAATCAGTCTAAAGCATCACGTGCAATTAATGTTAACCCATATCACGTATTTGCTTTTATTGGAACCGTAAAACTAGACCCTGCTACTGATATTTGGCAAGACCAAACACAGTTACCCGAAGTAAGAATTAACAGAGAAGGTAATTTTGATGCTCTGCTAGCAGAGAGTGGTGATTTAGGAACGGTATGGAATGCATGGCAGACTACATGGACAGGTGAACCTACAACTGTATCCACAGAAGTTTTATCAACTTCTAGTGGTTCATGGAGTGGAGACCCCTCTCAAGGTGGTGAATGGATTTCAGGTACTGAAGTATCAAGAGAAATTACAAATACTATTGAAACACAAAGCAGAACAGGTATTAGAACAACTGTAGTTGAAGATTTTGTAGAAGATAGAAACGACAGAGTTGTTAGTATGTCTGTTATCCCGTGGATACGTGCACAGACAATTGAAATAGATGCAACAAACTTGAAGCCTGGTTCATGGCACTTTGTATACTTTGATAGTAAAGATGTTAACAAATACGTAAGACCATATGACACAAACTATTCTCAAGATGGTGGAACAACAGCATCGTCAGGAATTAAAGCAGATGGTAATGGTAGAGTTCGTGCATATTTTGATTTACCTAACAATGGTGTAGAAAGATTTGCTACAGGACAAAGAGATTTAAAGGTTACTTCATCACTTTATAATGAATCTAACCCATCTTCTCAAGGTGTTGCACAATTTAGTGCACAAGGTTTATTGCAGTCTAACCAAACAGAAATTATTTCTACAAGAAATGGTAGAACAGTACAAACCGCAACAAGCAGTAACCGTCAGATAACAAGGCGTGGTGAGGCAATGAATGCCCAAAACGTCAACACTGACCCAACACCGTTTCCGTTGCCAGAACCACCACCAGCAGCTCCAGTTGTGGTTCCACCAGCGCCACCACAACCACCCGAACCATTACCAGCACCGCCACCGCCTGAGCCAGAGATTCCTAACACCTTATGGCCATTTGATTTTGATTTTGAATTTGAATTCATCGGTGAAATGTTTGCGTGGTCTGACCCATTAGCACAATCATTCTTAGTAGACAAGCCTGGTGGCATGTTTATGACTGAGGTAGACTTATACTTTAAGACTAAAGATGAGAGTTTACCTGTATCTGTGGAAATCAGAAACATGGTAAACGGATACCCAGGCCAGATAGTGTACCCATTCTCAGAGGTTTCTAAGAATCCTGCTGATGTTAACCTATCTCAAGATGGTTCAGCTGTAACAACTTTTACATTCGCAAGTCCAGTATTCTTGGAAGAAAACGAAGAGTATTGTTTTGTAGTCTTATCAAATTCTGATAAGTACGAAGCATTCATTTCAAGAATGGGTGAAACAGACTTAATCACTGGACAGACAATATCAGGACAACCATACGCTGGTTCATTGTTCATGTCTCAGAACGCATCTACATGGACAGCAGAACAAACAGATGACCTTAAGTTTAATCTTAAGTTTGCTAGGTTTGATACATCTAAAACTCCAGTTGTTAAGTTTAACAATAAGACATTGCCTGTTTCAACACTACAAAGTAATCCAATCGAATCATATGTTGGTCAAAATTATGTAAGAGTGTACTCTTACGGACATGGTATGTACGATAATCAGTCTAACGCTGTAGTCTCAGGTGTGACAGGAGAAATTTCAGGTGCAGTAATTAATATCGAATCAGCTGGAAATGTAGCCACAACGGGTACATTGGTTGATGGTACATATGCAGACCAGGCCACCACAACAGGTGGTTCAGGTACAGGTTGTACCTTAGATGTTACTGTATCGTCAGGCGAAATATCTTCACTCAAGATTTCAAATCCTGGCTTTGGATACACCTCAAGTGATTCACTTGTAATGACTAACTTGGGTGGAACAAATCAATTTACTGTAGATATCGATACCGTAGACCAAACAATTGGTGGTATTCCAGTATCATGTATTAATGCAACTTATACTGCTATATCAAACTTTGATGTTGACAGTTATACAGTCATACCCGACTTATCAAGCACAGACCTCAAAACAGGTTATGTTGCTTTACAAAGTACGCAAAGTGGTGGAACGGAAGTAATTGTTCAGAGAAACTATTACTTTGATACGATTCATACAATGATTCCAAGTGTTCAATTAAAGGGAACATTGTTACATACAAATATCAGAACCACTGCAATGAAATCGCCAGATGGTGTTGGTGGAACTCCATACAGTAAAACAAATACTGCAGAGTTTCTCACATTAAACGATAACCATTTCTTAGACCAACCAGCGATTGTTGCTTCAGCAATCAACGAAACAAATGAAATGTCATCTGTAAAATCATTCACATGTACTCTACAGTTGCAATCACCGAGAAATAACCTTTCGCCAATAGTTGATGTTTCATCAATTGGTGCATTGGGTATCATGAATAGGTTGAACAGGGTTGATAGTAGTTCAGACGTACCTACAGGAATCACATTTGTTGATTCTACGGAACCCGATGGTGACAATAATGCATTTGTATACTGCACAAGAAAGGTATCTCTGGCTACACCAGGCACCGCTGTGAAGGTCATGTTAGACGCATTTAGACCCGCTAATACAAGTGTTAAGGTTCTCTATAAGGTTTTGGAGAATGATAATTCAACACCGTTTGATGACATTGGATGGAACTATTTTAATGGAACTGGATTGCCAGATGTTGCAGTCAGTGTAGACGCCAGAAACTTTAAGGAATATAATTACACGGTTGAAGGTATTGCGGAATTCTCTGCATTTGCAATTAAGATTGTAGGACAATCCAATAATACATGTGATGTTCCATTAATAAGTAACTTAAGGGCGATTGCACTAGCAACGTAATACTATGTCAAAATTTTCATGGGACAAAGGACATGCGAGAGTTGAAGGACATACTAACCTAATTCGGGAAGAAAGTTCTAACGCAATTATAAACAGAGATATGGAAGGTTATCGTGCCGCTATAGCAAGGAAGAAAAATTTCCAACTTCAGCGAGATGAGATAAATACGTTAAAGAATGAAATGAGTGATATTAAAAAACTATTAGGTGAAATATTAGAGAGAACAAATGGCAAAAACAGTTGACCAATTCAGTACATTAGAAAACTTTAGAAACCGCTACAACGATTTAGCAATTGACGTTGGGGATATCTCTGGCTTAAGAACTGACGTACAGGGTAATCTTATTGATGCTATTAATAGTATTGAGGATAAAACATTCTTTTATCAGGAATTCTTATACACTGCTACAGGTTCTCAAACAGCATTCACTGGTAACGATGCATTTTTAAATGACCTATCATTCAAGAAAGATAGAATACAAGTCTACAAAAATGGTTCATTGTTAAGAGTTGGTGATGATTATACATTAGCAAATCAACAGTCAGATGGTACATTCAAACAAGTCACATTGACTTCAGGTGCATCAGCTGGAGATAAAGTCGCTATACATGCTTTTACTGGTTCATTCTTAACAGTTCAAGGTGGTGGTGTCGGTGGTAGTTCTTTATTTACAGAAACCGCAAACAATACAATCTTTAACCATAATAGTAATGGTATAATCTTAAATGCTGGTAACACACCTTCCATAACTTCACTAGACGCTGGTGTTGATATTCAGTTAGAAGGTGTAACTAAGGTTGACGGTAACCTAACCGTTGATACTGGACATACACTCTCTGCACCAACAATTACAGACGGAACAGGAACATTTACTGGTGGTGTTGGAAGTGGTTGGACAACTATAACTTCAACTAACTTTGCTGGTAACCTAACAGGTAATAGTACAGGAACACACTCTGGGCCAATTGAAAATAGTTCAGGCAATCTAAATGTTACTGCAGCTACGTACATAACAGAATTCAGAGGTGGGGGTTCAACAGAAGGTCAGATTAGACTTAACTGTCATGCCAACTCTCATGGTCAAACAATTAAACCCCAACCACACAGTGCTGGTGTAACAAATACACTAACACTTCCTGCAGGCGGTGACCAAGAATTAGTTGGTACAACTGATACTCAGACTTTAACAAATAAAACTATTACAGGTACGTTTACTGGTAACCTCACAGGTAATGTTACAGGGACAGTTTCAGGTATCGCTAACCATGATATAGAAGGTCTTAGTAATGTCGGTGGAACACCATCGGATGGACAAGTATTAGTTTGGAATGATGGTAATAGTAGATACCAACCAACAGACCAAGCAACTTCTGATACAATTACAGAGGGTAGCACTAATCTTTATTTTACAAATGCAAGAGTAGATTCTAGAACAGATACTATTCTACTTCATAACAATCACTCTAATATTTCTGTGTCTTCAGGTTCAAACGGACAACTACTTTTAAGTGCTGCTTCACAATATGGTGACGAAGATGTCCTAGACTTTTTAGGTGGCGGTGGATTAGTCGCTGGAAATGGTATCGACTTATCATATGATGACGCTGCTAATACACTAACCATTCACAATGATTTAGACGGTGGTGCGGGTCTTCTTCCAGTGACGGAAGCTACAGGACTAAACACCATAAATATTGGGTCAGGAAAAGGAATCAAAGTAAATACCGATGATGTTGCTTTAGACTACACAGTAACATCCTCTGCACCAGGCGGTACAGGTTCAACTGCAGACGGTCATCTTTGGTTCGTAATTTAGTGAATGAGTAATGGTTAATGGCAGACGAAATTTATATAAACATCAAGAACGCCCAGCATAGTCAGGAAGGAAATCTAGGGCCCGAAGGAACGTTTCAACAAGCATATCAAGGACAGAGACCTGCTACAGGTAGGTTACAGGTTCAACGAGTAGTAAGTGGTCAAACACCATTTACCTATCAAGCTCCATACCCGTTTACATATCCTGCTAGTGCTCGTGGAAGATATCCGTTTATTTACCAAAACCCATACCCGTTTACAGCTCCTGCCAACGCACAGGGTAGATATCCCTTTTCGTATCAAAACCCGTATCCCTTTACTTATCCTGCCAGTGCACAGGGAAGATATCCGTTTAGTTATCAGGCATCATATAGAACACCATCTACTTATCAGGCAAGATACCCATTTATCTATCAAGCAAATGCTCAGGGTAGATATCCTTTCACGTATCAAGCAAATGCTCGTGGGAGAACTCAAGCAACTTATCCGTTTACGTATCCTGCTAGCATACAAGGTAGATATCCGTTTACGTATCCTGCTAACGCTACAGGAAATACTACAACAAGGTATCCTTTTACGTATCCTGCTAACGCACAAACTACCATTGTTGCTCGTGCACAGCAACCGTATCCCTATATCACTGGGGCAGGAGGGCAAAACCCTTTTGAAGGCGGTCAGTTTAAGGGGGGTTATTTCCCACCTTTCCGTCTTCCAGCGACTGGAACTGAAGTTCAAGGTCGTGCTCAGGCACCAGCTGTTCAAACCCAAGCTGGGGGTAGAGCTCCCGCAACAGGGTTCAGACAGATACAGATTGGTAACAGGCCAGATGAACCATTTTATCAACCGTATAGTTTCCAGTCTATTGTCGGTACTGGTTCACAAACACAGTATACACAACAACCGTCTACTTATCAGAACAATGCTCGAGGTCAAACACCAACGACATATCCTTTCACGTATCAGAACAATGCTCGAGGTAGATATCCATTTACGTATCAAGCAAATGCGACTGGACGATATCAAGTAAGATATCCTTTTACATATCCTGCTGATGCTCGTGGAAGATACCCATTTACATATTCTGCTAGTGCTCGTGGAAGATATCCTGCTAACGCACAAACTCCAGGCACATATCCTGCCAGTGCACAAGGAAGGTATCCTTTCACGTATCAAAATAATGATACGGGTACATATCCTGCCAGTGCACAAGGAAGATATCCCTTTACGTATCAGAACAACCTCACAGGTACATATCCTGCCAGTGCACAAGGAAGATATCCATATATTTACCAAGCTAATTCAACAGGAACTTACCCTGCTAATGCACAGCAAGCCTATCCGTTCCAACAGAACTATCAAAACCCGTATCCGTTCCAACAGAACTATGCAACATCTAGAAACATCGGTGCAGTTGCTAAAGCAAAAGCGATATACGTGAATGATGCTGGAACTTTGAGGAAGTTACAAGAAGTCTATGTAAACAACCAAGGACAGGTAGAAAAAATTCACCAAACAGTCCCCGTAGCGCAGTTTAATAAAGGTTAAATGGTATAAATAGTTAAATGGCACAAGTAGCAAACATATACATAGACCAAGGTACAGACTTCCAAATTGCTGTTGATGTAACAGACGCAACTGGTGATATTTTAAATTTGACTGGATTTACTGAAAGTGCACAATTAAGAAAAACTTACAGTTCGTCCACAGTAACTGCAACGTTTAGCTGTTCAAATACTGGAACTGGGGGTGTAGTAACAATGCAACTCACCGATACGCAGACCGCAGCTATTGAAGCGGGAAGATACGTATACGATTTGGTCATTACTGATGGTTCGGGTTCTAAAAGTAGAGTTGTCGAAGGACAAGCAACTGTAACGCCAGGAGTAACGAGGTCATAACATGTCAAGCATAAAAGGACAAGTCAGAGGAACAAGTAACATTAAAGTTTCAACATTGAAAGTTGGTGCTACCGATGTTAATCTTTCAACAAAATCAATCAACGAACTATCAGACGTTTCAGCGGCTGAAACGGATAAAGCATACCTTCAGTATAATCAAACTACTGATAAATGGGAAGCATCGTCTATTATAGACGGTGGCACTTTCTAATCGTATAAATAGTATAAGACACATCAAGGGAACAACTTTGAGTTCCGACCCACATTGTGAGTGGATAGGTAAATCATGGATATATACCCTATGTGGGATTAACTAACAGAATTATACGAGGAAATTATAAATGGCAACAGTAATTCAAATTAAAAGAACGACTGGTGTTTCTGCCCCAACAGTATCAGATTTAGCCGAAGCGGAATTGGCGTATGTCCAAGACCGTTCTAATGATGGTGCGTCCTCTAAATTGTTTATTGAGTCTGTGGACTCAGGTGCAAATCCAGTTGTTCATGAAGTCGGTGGTAAATACTTCACCGATATTATCAAAGGTTCAACACCTACACCTGCCAACCTAATTGTTGGTAATGGTGCAACTGGTGGTGCAAGTGTTCAATTTAGAGAAGATTCAGATAACGGTACAAACTCCGTAACCTTGAAATCGCCCGACAACGTAGCTTCAAATGTAACATTTACATTGATGGGAGCTGATGGTTCAGCTAACCAAGTTGTTGAGACTGATGGTTCGGGAAACCTAAGTTTCAGGACAGTAACATCAACAATTGATGGTGCAACAGACACTAACTTAACAAGTGTAGCTGACGGCTCAATGTTATTGTATGACACAGGTACATCCAAGTGGATAGACAATGTCATGTCAGGTGATGCAACCATGACTGATGGCGGTGTTTTAACCATCTCTGCATTATCAGTAGAAACAGGTATGATTGCTAATGATGCAGTCACACTAGCAAAAATTGCAGATTCCGTAATCATCACAGAATCAGAAGGTATCGCTTCAAACGATAACGATACTGGATTCCCAACAGCAGCTGCTGTTAAGGACTATGTTGATACTAACGTAACTGCTCAAGATTTAGACATTGCTGGTGACAGTGGAACAGGTGCAATCGACTTAGATTCACAATCACTTACAGTACAAGGTACTGCAAACGAAATTGAAACTTCAGTTTCAGGACAAACTATTACAGTTGGTCTACCCGATAACGTAACTACAACTGGTAACTTAACAGTTGGTGGAACTCTAAACTCAGACGATATTACTGCATCTACAATGACTGCAAGTGGTAACGTTGTGGTTTCTGGCAACTTAACTGTTAACGGAACAACTACAACAGTAAACTCTACTACAGTTAATATTGCAGACCCAGTTTTTGAAATTGGTTCAGATAGTTCAGATGATAACCTAGACCGTGGTATCAAATTTAAATACAACGATGGTTCTGCCAGAGTTGGTTTCTTTGGTATGGACGACTCAACAGGTAAGTTTGTAGCTTTATCAAGTGCAACAGATTCTTCAAGTACCTTTAGTGGTACTGCAATGAATGGTGTGTTTGGGAACTTGGAAATGGTAAATGCATCTCTAAGTGGTTCTATAAATAACTATGCTGGTTCAGCACCTACAGATGGACAACTACTAATTGGTGATACATCTTCAGGTGTATTTGACGCAGCTACACTAACCGCTGGTGAAGGTATTGATATTACTAACGGTGCTGGTGCAATTACAATTATAGGTGAAGACGCAACAACCTCTAATAAGGGTATTGCAAGTTTTAGTGCCGCTCAAGTAGATATTACTAGTGGTGCAGTAACAATTAAAGATGCGAGTACCAGTGTTAAAGGATTAGCTTCATTCAACAGTAGTGAGTTTACAGTATCAAGTGGTGCAGTTTCTATTACCGCAATAGACGGTGGAACTTTTTAATTATTAAAAAATAGGGTAATACATGGCAACAGTCATAACGTTCAAGAAGTCATCGACTCAGAACGCTGTTCCAACCACATCTGACGTAACAGTCGGCGAGTTGGCAGTAAACACTTACCACGGTAGGTTTTACACTGAGAAAAATGACGGTTCTGCTGCCATCGTAGAAGTTGGGTCTAATCCAGCATCATTCACTATTAATGACGCAATAGAATTCCCCACTTCCGATGGTACAACAGACCAAGTTTTAGTCACTGATGGTTCAGGGGTTTTAACGTGGGCAGACCAAAGTGGTGGTGGAAGTTATGGTACAGGCAACACCTTTACATATACACTTACAGGTACAACTACTGTAGTTTCGGGTAATGATGATGACGGGCAGGCATTATCATATGAACTTGGAAAGGAAGCAGTTTATCTTAACGGTGTATTGTTACAGGATGGGGGGGTTGATTACGCAACAACAAGTTCCTCAGTAATAACTCTTCAAGCAAATGGAGAGAGTGGTGATGTTGTTTGTATTAAGACACCAAAGAATCCAGTTGCAGTAGAAACTAGTTCTTCCGCACTGACAACCACTGCATCTAATCAAACTATTTTATCAGTTGCTTCTGCTGGAGCAAAAGGTACTAAGATATCATTAACCGCAGTTCATTCGTCAGGTTCACATTCATGTGAAATCCTAATGGGTAACGATGGTACGAATGCATATTTTTCACAGTTTGGTGATGTGACAACAACAGGTGGTTTCTTGTATGATATTACCACAACAATGTCAGGTGGGAATCAGATACTTAGGGCAACACCCGCTAATACAAATACAACCTTTTTCTTAACTTACAGTAGACTTCCAGCATCTAAAGACGGGGAGTTGACAACAACTTCAACTTCTGAACAAACTCTTGATTCTCAATCAGTTGCATACGAAGGATTAAAATATTCACTTGTAGCTACTCACGCAACCGAAGGAACTCATGCCTGTGAAATTGTTGTAGGAACAGACGGAACTAGTAGTTTTTATTCACAATACGGTGATGTCTTAACAGATTCTGTGATGTTTTCACTAAATACATCTGTTAGCGGTGGCAATACTAATTTACTAGTGACTCCTGTTAATGCAAATACTACATTCTATTGGGATGTATCGAAAAGGGGTGAATAGTGCCAAGGTCGTTAGCGTTTAAACTTGCAGAAATTTCTAGACATATCTATTACGATAGTGCTAATGACGATATTGTTGTAAGTAAAGAACTCGTATCATCTAGAAGAAAATCGGGTTCTACAACTACAACTGCAACTACTCAGGTTGCATTAGATTCATTTGCAATAGCATCCTATACAACTGCTAGATACATAGTATCTGTTACTTCAGGTAGTAATTATCACTCAGTTGAAATTGTCATATCCCATAACGGGACTACTGCTGATATACTAGAATATGGTGAATTACTATCAGGTAGTTCATTGACAACATTCAGTGCAGACATCAACAGTGGAAACGCAAGACTACTCATAACTCCTGCTTCATCGACATCCACGGTATTTAAATTCGATAGACAATTAGTCGAATCTTAATCCAATACCAAACTCCGTAAAGTTATAAATAACAGTAGACATTTTAAATAATGCTGTGAACTGGGATAGTGAACAGTAAACGGAGGCGAACAGAGTGGCTGCAAAGAATTTTCATGTAAAAAACGGACTAAGCATTGGTGTAACCGAGGTTATCAATAGCTCAGGTCTGATTCAAACAGCTGCACTAGGAAGTGATTTTAACGAAAAAGTCGATGATAGAGTCAATGCACTATTGGTTGCTGGTACAGGAATTTCGACAACATATGATGATAGTGCAGGCACATTAACAATCAACGGACAAGTCGGTGACGTAACTAGCGTAGTTGCTGGTGACGGTTTATCGGGGGGTGGAACTTCAGGTGATGTAACAGTATCACTTAACTCCTCAGTTGCTGGAGATGGTCTTGCCCATTCAAGTGGTGTAGTATCCCTAGACCTAAACGAATTGACTGCAGCTGCAGTTGATGTTTCTAGTGATAGTATTGCAATCATAGACGGGTCAGACAATAGTACCAAAAAAGAATCTATTGTTGATTTAGCAAATGCAATGGCGGGTACTAATATTACCGCAAATAATGGTGTTCTTAATTCAGTTGCAGACATTACAGGTGTTACTGCTGGAGATGGTTTATCAGGTGGTGGTACAAGTGGTGCATTAAGTTTAGCATTAGACCTAAACGAATTGACTGCAGCTGTAGCTGATGTTGCAAACGACAGTGTTGCAATCATAGACGCAACCGATAATACTTCTAAGAAAGAAACAATTTCAGATATAGTATCTGCAATGGCAGGAACAGGTATCTCTGCTACAAATGGTGTCCTTGCTACAAATACTTTATCACACTTTGACACAGACGGACTTTCAGAAGGGTCTTCAAATTTATACTACACAGATGCACGTGCAAGAGCATCTCTTTCAGTAGCGGGTGACCTTTCATACAACAGTTCAACGGGTGTTATCTCATTTACAAACGATGCTGGTGACATAGAGTCAGTAGTTGCTGGTGATGGTTTAACAGGTGGCGGAACTTCAGGTGACGTTACTTTAAACTTAGACGCAACAGTCGCTGGTGATGGACTTGCCCATTCAAGTGGTGTCCTTTCTGTAACTGTAGATGACAGTTCAATTGAAACAGATTCAGACACACTAAGAGTCAAAGCGGGTGGTATTACTAATGCCATGTTGGGTGGTTCAATTGCAAACGATAAACTTGCAAATAATTCAATCACAGTTAACTCTACTGCAACTGCATTAGGTGGTTCAGTAACATTAGATACAGGTGACATTTCTGAAAATGGAAACCTTTATCATACAACAGAAAGAGTTCAAGACGTAGTTGGTGCCTTTGTATCGGGTGCGGGTTCAACAACAGTAACTTACGATGACTCCGCTGGAACAATGGTAATTTCTTCAACTGGTAAAACTACTGAAGAGATTCAAGATATCACTGGTGCTCAAATAGCAACCAATGGTTCTCACACTGGTATTACCGCAACTTATAACGACTCAGATGGTGATGGTGCAATTGACCTTGCATTAGTGACAGAAAATGTTCAAGACATCACAGGTGCTCAGTTAGCAACAAATGGTTCACACACAAATATCACTGCAACATATGATGATGCTGGTGACGGTGCGGTAGACCTTGCAATCACAGACGCAACAATCAGAGGAAAGGTTTCCGTAACTGATGCGGGTGGAGACGGTTCACTTGCATACAATAGTTCTACAGGTGCTATTACATATACAGGCCCAAGTGCAGCTGAAGTACGAGCACATATCACTGCTGGAACTGGTGTTGGAATCAGTTCAGGTGCAGTAAGTATCGGTCAAGCAGTTGGTACTTCCGATAACGTACAATTTGGAAATCTAACCTTATCAGGAAACTTAACAGTTAACGGTGGAACTACAACAGTTACTTCAACAAACACCCAAATTAATGATGGGTTGATTGAATTAGGGACAGGAACAACTGGAACTCCAGCAAATGATTCAGGTTTTATAATCGAAAGGGGTGATTCCGATAATGCATTTATAGGTTTTGACGAAAGTGCAGACAAGTTTATTGTAGGTACAGGTTCATTCACAGGTGCAAGTACAGGTAACTTAACAATAAGTACAGGCACTTTAGTTGCAAACGTTGAAGGTAATCTTACTGGTAACGTAACTGGAACAACTTCAAGTATTGCAAACCATGATACAGGAGACTTGACAGAAGGCTCTAATCTCTATCATACCACTGCACGTGCAAGAGGTGCCATATCGGTAACTGATGCGGGTGGAGATGGAAGTGCATCATACAATAGTTCAACAGGTGTTATTACCTATACAGGGCCGAGTGCATCTGAGGTAAGAGCTCACTTAAGTGGTGGAACAGGTGTAACATATAGTGGTGGTGCAATTAGTATCGGTCAGGCAGTTGCTACAAACAGTAACGTGACCTTTAATCAGATACACACCGACTACGCAAGTAATAGTGGACAAGTTGCAAGGAACATTTATCAATCAACTTCTGCTCCAAGTGGGAGTGATGGTCAAGTTGGCGACTTATGGATTTTATACTCTTAATTGAGTAAGACAGGATAATATAATATGGCTTCAGGCTCTCAAAAGGTCAAAACACCTACAGGCTGGAATGCAACACAAGGTGCATGGGTAAAAACTCCCGATGGTTGGCGTGCGGTAGAACAAATCTACATTAAGACTCCTACTGGATGGAATAACTCCAGCGGACAGGAGACTACACAACAACCTTCTAGAAGACCCGCAACAGGAAGACTCCAAGCACAGAGACCAGCTACTGGAACAACCCCTGCCCGAAGACCAGCAACAGGAAGACTCCAAGCACAGAGACCAGCGACAGGACAAACGCCATATCCTGCTAACGCACAAACTCCAGGCACATATCCTGCTAACGCACAACAACCTTATCCTGCTAACGCACAGACGCCAGGCACATATCCTGCTAACGCAAGACAGCCTGGAACTTACCAAACGCCATACAGAACTCCGTCTACTTACCAAGCAAGATATCCATTTACATATCCTGCCAACGCAAGACAACCTAGCACTTATCAGGCAAGGTATCCATTTACATATCCTGCTCAAGCAAGACAGCCTGGAACTTACCAAGCGTCATATAGAACACCATTTACGTATCAAGCAAGGTATCCATTTACGTATCCTGCTAACGCAAGACAGCCTGGAACTTATCAAGCAAGGTATCCATTTACATATCCTGCTAACTTTAGAGTACCCGCAGCTTATCAGGCAAGTTACAGATTCCCAAGTACGTATCAGGCACCATCGACTTATCAGGCAAGTTATAGGTTCCCAAGTACGTACCAAGCGCCGACAACTTATCGTGCAAGATATCCTGCTAATACAACTTACCCTGCTAGTGCAAGGCAACCAGCAACGTATTCCTATATTGGACAACTACCAATAAATTTCCAGTTTAAAGGTTCGCCGTTGGCCACCCGTACTCCTAGCCCTCTCATTGGCAACACGCAGAATCCGTTCACGTATCAAGCACCAACAACTTATCGTGCAAGATATCCTGCTAATACAACGTATCCTGCCAACTTTAATGCTCCAGGCACGTACCCTGCTAATTTTACGTATCCTGCTAACTTTAATGCTCCAGGCACATATCCAGCTGGTTACAGATATCCAAGTACGTATCAGGCAAATGCTAGAGGAAGATATCCAGCAAACTCCCAAGCACCGTTTACGTATCAGAACAATGCTAGAGGAAGATATCCAGCTAACGCAAGACAACCTGGCACATACCCAGCGAATTCGCAATCGCCGTTCACGTATCAGAACAATGCTCGTGGAAGATATCCTGCTAACGCACAATCGCCGTTCACGTATCAGAACAATGCTAGAGGAAGATATCCTGCTAACGCACAAACTCCTGGCACGTACCCTGCTAGTTATCAGACGCCATTTACGTATCAGAATAATTACAGAACTCCGTCTACGTATCAGGCGAGGTCTCCGTTCACTTATCAGAATAATTACAGAACTCCGTCTACGTATCAGGCGCAACAACCTTATCCGTATCAGCAGAACTATCAGAACCCGTATCCGTATCAGCAGAGCTATCAGAACCCGTATCCGTTCCAACAGAACTATCAGAACCCATACCCGTTCCAACAGGTTTATCAACATGCTGTACAAAGATGGGATGGAGTTTTACAACAACAATGGCCAGCAACTCCTATTTCTTAGTGACTAAATACTAGAACAAATCTAGTATTTTATTATGGAGTATTATGGAACATTTGAGTAAACCTCAGCAGGCCCATTCGGCACTGAGACCTAAATCACAACCCGAATATGATAGTATGGGTTTCAACCCTATGCGTCTTGATTGGACTAGCGAGAGTCCACGTTCACAGATATTTTACAAGGGTGGTCACTACATGGGTGAAGTACCTATTTGGCCCGATGGTAGTATCGACACCACCTGTAATACATTCCAAAACGCCAAACGTCTTATGGAAGAAGTCTATGTACCAACTTGTAAATTAGTTACTTGGGGTGACTTAAAAAAATCTAAGAAGATAGATTTGAATAGATTCTCATTAGATTATCAAGCTTCAGGGTACTTGAAATATGTACCCGACTTCCACTCTACTGGCGGTTCAATGCAAAGAGAAGAAACTACCACAGGTAGAAAGATAGGTGGAAAGGGTGAAGATAGGGACGAGGTTGGGTCAACATTTTATCATGGGTGTAAAGGACATTGGTTACTCCATGATGTAAAAGAGAATGGTCTAAATCAACCCATTCAAGGCGTCATATTTAAAAGTCATATAGATGATGAGTATAATATTCACATACATCCTGGCTCAGTTAGACAAGGTGTATTTGGTATGGTGGATGATGATGATAACGAGTTAATCATTTGGGATGCATATAACGCCTTTGATGAGATTGACCCCCTTCCTATAGAAGACTGGATGAAAATATTTGCTAGACCTCAATTTGATGGTCAAATACCCACGTGTATGAATTTAGTATACAGTTATACCCATCTTGAAATACAAGTTAGTGGTGCGTGGAAAGATGAAAAGGAAGACATGGATGTAAATTGGAGAGCTAAGGTTAGAGAATTTTCCAAGAAAGTATCTAAAAAGTTTAATGGGAAACCATTGAATATTTACATTGGATATGATTCTAGACATGAAGGGATAGAAGATATACAAATAGAATCTATAAAAAAGTCTATGACTAGGTCTATCAAAAACGAACCCGCTATTAGATTCGTTCCCGAATTCAAAATGCTTGACATTTCAAAGATTCCCGAATATACTAGAGAATATGGTAATCAGTCTACTGAGTTTACATACAGTAGATTTCTAATCCCGTACTTAGAGAATTATGAAGGGTTTAGTATGTTTATAGATAATGATTTTATATGGAAGAGACCATTGTGGGAAATGTTCTACTTTCTACATCCCGATAATGCTGTAGCATGTGTTCAGTATGAACATGAGTTGGAAAAGATGTCTCCAACTAAAATGGGTGGTGAGAAGAATGTAATGTATCCGAAAAAGCTATGGTCTAGTTTCATGATATTTAACAACAGTCATGAAGACTGTAAAAAACTAACTCCCGATATTATTAATACGGAAAGTGGAGAATACTTACATCAATTTAAATGGACTGATAAGATTGACCGTATCCCCGATAAATACATTTTAACAGAGGGAATGTCCGATGATGATAAACGTCATCACGCTGTACACTATACGAGAGGTGGCCCATGGATAAAGGGTATGGATTGCAGTGAAATCAAACACCTAGAGTTGTATAATACCTTTTTAGACAACGATAAATAATTTGAGAGGAAATATATTATGAATGCTTTAATTTTTACTGAAGATAACAATCTTCACATCACTCAACAAAATGGGTTGAGATATAACTACGACAACGTTTCTAAACCCAATCTTGGTTTTGATTTTGATGTTATCATCTATGATAACAGGGATGAATATAAGGTTGTTAACTATGATGATTCTAAACCATTTGACCAACAGAATAGGGAACCGCTTACTGATACTGACAGGGATGCCATTGAAAGTTTTATATTAAATTCAGAACCGCCACAAGGTGTATCTTTAGCAGACCAACACTGTGGAGACCTTCAGAGTTACGTTGATGAAATGGTCAATGATATGTGTGGTCATTATCGTTTTAATGATTTAACTCAGGTTGTTTATGCTGGAAGAGAGGGGTCAAACCACCCATTTAGGTCTGATGCAAGACGAGTTATGGAATATGCAGACGCCACATATAGTATATTTTATCAAGTAGTGACTGAAATCCAATCAACAAGAGAAGACCATATTAAAGATTTTCAATCTTACTCAAATCAAATACCAACTCCAGTAACTAATTCAGCATTGACTTAATGGAAATTGTCTATCACGATTCCCCCTTTAAGTTGTCGCATGACAACTACCCATTTGGTAAGGGTGAAAATGCAACTATTCATGTGGTGGATAATTACTTAGAACCACATCTTTGGCATTGGTGGGATAAAAAATTAGTTGAGTCAGACGTTTGGTCAAAAACAAATCAAGTTGGTAGTGATAGCAAAACAGGATTACCCCATCATAGTTTTTGGGGTGGTACATTTTTTAATTCGATGAGGGACGATGGCCCAGAACTAAGAGTCCCCGAACATGCAGATGTTAATCATACATTCTTTCCTAGATATTTTGACCAAAGAGTTAGAACAGACTTTGGGTTTGAATGGGTCAACTATGATTATATGGGATTGAATAGTCAAACACAAGGTCTTGATGGTACAAACCACACAGATTGTGCAGAGGACGCTGAGTGGAATCTATCATTTTTATTTTACTTAAATACGTTTTGGAATCCATCGTGGGGTGGAGATTTAAGGTTGTATGACACCAATGAAGGTGGGGGTAGAAATGATTCACAAGACAAGTATGAGATAGGAAGAATTGAGTTTAAACCAAACAGACTGTTATTATTTGATGGTAGAACCCCCCATGGGGCAGAAGCTCCTAATGCAGCTGCTAAATACATAGATAGACGGTCATTGGTTCACCGTGGAACTGAAATAAGATTTGCCGATAAACAAGATACATATATGCCAAACGTAGAAAAAAGACTAAACTTCAATCGATTTGCCATACAAAAACAAACGGGGGAGTGGTAATGCCTACTATTACTTTTAGTTCGTTTGAAACTGAATCCTTTGAAACACTGAAGCCTGTACCTTCACATAAAATGCAACCCGACTGGTGGAAGAAATCAAAGGTACATGCAATTCAAAATGGGGTCGCCACTATAACTTTAAGGTCATGTCCTGCCATGCATGATTGGTTAGCAACAGGTTATTATATTGCAACCAGCAGGGACATAGAGTGTATCTACAATGAAAATAGAAACTCTTGGCATACACGGACTCCAGCTGATATAACCACGGGTGAGTTTAAAGACCAAAGTTCACCAACTCATGATAAAGCCCAATTGATGAAGGACAACTTTTCATTTATTATAAATGATGAGGAGAGTTCTAACATGGATGCATTTAAGTTTAGAGTACCTTGGAGAGTAGAAACTCCGCCAGGGTATTCATGTCTTTACTTAGACCCTTTCTTGCACCAAAATAAATACTTTAGAACATGGCAAGGTCTTATGGATACGGATATGTTTAATACACAGACTGATAATCAGCAAGTCATAGTTTATCCTCTTGTAAAAGAATCTTTTGTAATTCCTAAAAACACACCAATTGTACAGGTAGTTCCATACAGAAGAGAAGAGTGGGCAGCATCATATATACATAGGGATTTTTCATCAATAGTATCAGAGAATGACAGTAAAACTTCAGTTTATGAAAAACCACCAATAGCAGAACATTGCAGAATAGAAGGAGAAGAGGACTCAGCCGACAATCAAATTCCAGGCGGGTTCTATAGAAAATATATGTGGGAAAATAAAGTAAAAGATTTCAAAGACGCTCCTAAAGATGAGTGTCCATTTGACCCAAAAACGGGGAAGATGAAAGAAGATTTTAAACAAAAACAACAAGACTTGACTGAATTGAACGGGGACGGCAATCGGGATAGGGGGAGATACGGAGAAGATGGCCGTTAGATTATTGTTTCCAACATATGTATTCCATAGAAATTTTCTAGACCCAAATCTAGATGAATCTCAAGGATATGATTTGGAATATGCAGAGATGTTGGTGAATGAAGTTGATGAAATGCGAAAGCGTGACCCTATAGGCAGAAACGTATCTAATTCTACAAGTCCTACAGAAAATTATCAAGCGGGTTGGCAGTCAAACGATGGTTGCGAATCCAATGCTATTTTTCAAAAATGTATGAATCGTATAAGTAGACTTTTTCAAGATGAAGTTCTACCCTTCCATGGAATACATGATAGTAGTGGAATGAGAATGAAAGCAGGAAACTCATGGGCAAATATTAACGAAAAGGGGTCTTTCAATAGACCTCACACGCATAACGGTTGCTGGTATTCAGGCGTTTTATACCTAAAAGCAGATGGAGATGAGGGATGTTTTGTAGCAACTGATACTGACCAAAAAGTGTTATCGATGTTTCCTCACCATCAAAGAGTTAGAGGTGACATGGCACTTCAACCTAAAACAGGAGATATACATTTATTTCCTAGTGGGTTGTTGCACATGGTTGAACCCAACTACACAGATAAATCTAGATATAGCATATCATTTAATATGGACATGGAAAGTGTAATAAGCAATCAAGGTGGTAGAGGTAACTTTGGCCAAGATTTTTCCGACCCCAATTATGACAGTGATGAATTCGTATTTAACATAGATGAAAGGGGTAACCCAATAAGATAATTTCATAAATAGATTTATGGAATCAGAAATTATCTCAATAGACGCAGGCATGATATGGAACATTGTGTTAACCTTCATCTTAGCCCCAATGGGATTTTTAGTACGTTCTGTGTTATCAGAACAGAAACGTATTGATATTCTAATAAACAAAACACGTGAAGAAGTCGCTAAAGACTATGTTACACGTGAACAACTTGGGAAAGAGTTGGAAAGATTGTCTGATACATTAGACAGAATTGATAATAAGTTGGATAGACTACAATCTAAGACTTACTTCCAAGAATAATTCTTATAAATAGTAGTATTAAAGGAAATTACTACTATGGCCGCACCGAATTCTAAAGACACTTTCAAACAGTATATCAAGCGTGCTCTTGGAGCTCCAGTTATAGAAATCAATATTGATGATGACCAACTGGACGATAGAGTAGACGAAGCATTACAATACTTCCGTGAATACCACTATGATGGGAGTATAAAGACTTATCTGAAACATCAAGTTAGTGCTAATGATATTATTGGTATGAAAACTAATGAGTCATTTACAGAAAGTGCAGCTGGTACACACGCAAAGACAGACCAAGAATATAAACAACAACAGAACTATATTGTACTGCCAGAGTTTGTTCTTTCAGTCATAAACATCTTCCCATTCGCAGATAAAAGCAATTTAAACATGTTTGATATTAGATATCAATTAAGATTGAATGATATCTATGACCTAACAAACACAAGCATTCTTTATTACTCACAGGTACAACAACATATTTCAATGTTAGACCAAATGTTAGTAGGTCAAACTCCAATTAGATACAACACTCATATGAATAGATTGTATCTTGATATGGATGCAGATAAAATAAATGCGGGAGAATACATCATTGTTGAGTGTTATAGAAAACTAGACCCGACTGATTTCACAGACATATATAATGACATGTGGTTAAAAAGATATGCAACCGCATTAGTCAAATATCAGTGGGGACAAAACCTTTCAAAGTTTGGTGGTATCGCATTACCAGGCGGAGTGACACTAGAACCCGATAATATTAAGTCAGAAGCACTAGAAGAAAAAACTAGATTAGAAGAAGAATCAAGATTGAATTATGAGATGCCTGTCTTAGATATGATGGGGTAAAAAATTATGCCTACAAACGTATTTTTTAATCATGCAGTTTCAACTGAACAACATCTTTACGAGGATTTAGTTGTTGAGTCTCTCCGCATGTATGGACAAGATACACTATACTTACCGAGAACTATAGTACAAGAAGATACTATTCTTGGCGAAGATGTGCAATCCAAATTTGGAGATGCTTATGGTGTTGAGATGTATATTGAAAACCCCGAAGGTTTTGAGGGTGAGGGTGACCTCATGTCAAAATTTGGTGTGGAAATACGTGACCAAGCAACTTTTGTTATATCAGTTAGAAGTTGGGAAAGATTCGTCTCAGTAGACGGTAACCTTGCAACATCACTAAGACCTAATGAGGGTGATTTAATTTATCTTCCCCTTTCAGGTTCATTGTTTGAGATAAAATTTGTAGAACATGAAATGCCTTTCTATCAAGTAGGTAAACTATTTGTGTTTAAACTTCAGGCAGAACTATTTGAATATGCTGGTGAAGATTTTGATACCTTTACGGACGCAGACCTTATAGAAGAACAACAAGCGTACAGGGTAGATTGTAGAATGTCGGGAACAGGTCAATATACTGTAGGCGAACAAATTAAATTGAACGATGTGGTCATCGGTGAAGTTGTTAAATATAGCGAAGACGTTGTACCAAACCAACTAGAACTTATACATGTAACCCTACCACTGAAAGTGGGCGATACTCTTGTAGGTTCTAAATCATCCGTTTCACGGAACATAGCAAGTATAACAGATACCATGACTATGAGTCAAGACGGAAATGCACAGAACTTAGACTTTGAACAGAAGGCAGATAACTATCTAGACTTCTCAGAAACAAACCCATTTGGTGAGGTTACATAATGTTTGGAACTTTTTTCTACAATGAAACAATCAAGAGAGCGGTGTCTATCTTTGGAACTCTATTCAATAATATTGATGTCAAGGATATAAAATCAGATGGAACTGTACTAAACATACGTAAGGTTCCTATCAGTTATGGGCCGAAAGCAAAGTTTCTTGCAAGATTAAATCAAGAATCAACCTTGAATGATGGTAATAGAACTGCTATAACTTTGCCCAGAATTGCATTTGAGTTGGCAGGATTTGAGTACGATGTCTCTAGACAGAACAATAAACTTATTAGGAATACTAAGACTACTCAAGAAGCAGGCGGTCTGAATAGAAAGTTTCAGTACGCACCCGCCCCTTATAACTTAACATTCAATTTATCAATCATGTCAAAGACAATGAATGATGCTCTACAAATAGTAGAACAAATTATACCATACTTTCAGCCTGACTACACGGTCACTATGAAGATGATTGATGAGTTAACCGACTACAGAGATGTACCTATCATATTAGAAGGTGTGGATTTTGAAGATTCATATGAAGGTGGATACGATGAAAGAAGAGTAATTACATACAATCTGACCTTCAAAATGCAGTTATACTTTTTTGGCCCAGTTTATCAAGGTAAGATTATTAGAGAAGTTATCGAAAGAGATTATATCGGTGACGGTAATACAGGATTTACTACTTCTGAAATTACTAGTGCTGGATTGGTCAAAGAGGTTAAATCATATGAACCTGCTTTCCTAGCACTCTCAAATGCGGTATCTAATTCTACAACAGTTACATTCCCCACAGCACTAGATTCAGCAATCAGTGTGGGTGATAAGATATTTGGTTCGGGTAATGTAACAAATCCAACAATAAATAGTATTGCAAATGACCGTTTAAGTATGGTCTTAAATGAAAGTATAACAGTAGACGCCAACACTAGATTAAAGATAGTCGGTTCGGTAGATACAAATGATACGTTTGTTGTAGCAGAAACTGTTTCCTTCTATGATGATGGAACAAACAAAACCTACACGGACAACTTAACAGATGATGAATAATTATGCCAAAAGATATAGACAACAAGTTGAATGACTTACTAGACATTAATTCGTCTATTAAGAAGGAAACTAAAGCGGTTCCTATGGTTAAGGAAAGACCCGTAACTGATAGGACTGCAAACATTGAGACTGACTATAAGTACGCAAGAGAACACCTCTACGACCTCATAGAACGAGGACAGGACGCTATAGATGGTATTCTAGACCTATCTAAAGAGTCTGAACACCCACGTGCCTACGAAGTTGCTGGACAGTTAATTAAGACCGTAGGTGAGACTGCAGAAAAGTTAATCGACTTGCAACAGAAGATGAAGAAGTTGGAAGACAATGATGAAAAAATTAGAGACCAACACAATCATTTATATGTGGGGTCTACAAGTGAATTACAAAAATTTCTGAAGAAGAGTAATGGTTCAAGCGAAGAATGAAGGTTATCTAGGCAACACGCAGATTAAACGTGTTGGTGTAGAGACTAAGTATACAGCAGAGGAAATGGCAGAATACTTAAAGTGTTCTGAAGACCCTTGCCATTTTATTGAAACTTATACACAAATTATTTCACTTGATGAAGGTATGGTTCCATTTAAATTGCGTGGATACCAAGATAAACTCATAGAACATTATAACGCTAATCGTTTTAACGTGGTTCTTGCAAGTAGACAGAGTGGTAAATCAATCACTTCTTGTGCATACTTATTATGGTTTCTATTATTTAAACCCGAAGTTACTGTAGCAGTTCTTGCTAACAAAGGTGCAATTGCAAGGGAAATGATTGCACGTATCGTAACCATGTTAGAGTCTGTTCCATTCTTCCTACAGCCTGGTGTTAAGATTCTAAACAAAGGTAACATTGAATTTGGTAATGATAGTAAAGTGGTAGCAGCCGCAACATCTTCTAGTTCTATTCGTGGATTATCTATCAACATGTTGTACCTTGATGAGTTTGCCTTTGTTGACGATGCAGAGACATTCTATACTGCGACATATCCCGTAGTAACATCGGGTAAAGATTCAAAAGTTATTATTACTTCTACCGCTAATGGTGTGGGTAATATGTTTCATAAAATATACGAAAGTGCAGTACATGGACAATCAGAATACAAAGACTTCACAATCAACTGGTACGATGTGCCAGGCCGAGATGAAGCATGGAAAGAACAAACAATTGCAAACACCTCAGAAGCACAGTTTGAACAGGAGTACGGAAACTCGTTTTTGGGAACTGGTAATACTCTCATTAACTCCAATACTTTACTTGGGTTAAGAGCGTGGGATGCAGAATGGTCTAAAGATGATTCATTCTTTATGTATGAAAAACCACATGAGGAACATACTTATGTCATGACATGCGATGTCGCTAAGGGTAGGGGAATGGATTACTCTACATTCAGCATCTTTGACATCTCAGTAAAACCATTTAAACAAGTTGCGACATTTAGAAACTCGTTAATTTCACCACTTCTTTACCCTGACTTAATTTCTAAATATGGTAGAGCATACAATGATGCTACTGTCATTATTGAAAATAATAACGAAGGTTCAATTGTTGCTTCACAATTACATTACGATTTAGAATATCCTAATGTATTTGTGCAAGGGCAGTTAAAAGCGGAAGACATTGGTGTAACGATGTCTCGTAAAATTAAACGTATAGGATGTTCTACACTTAAAGAGTTGTTGGAAGAGGATAGGTTAATACTTTTAGATAGGTATACCATCACTGAACTTATGACTTTTGTAAATAAGGGTAGAAGTTTTGAAGCCGATAGAGGTTATCATGACGATATGGTAATGACATGTGTATTATTTTCATGGTTCGTAACTACAGATTATTTCTATCACTTAACAAATTATCAAGTCAAAGAGCTGTTATATTCGGAACAACAGAAATTGATTGAGGAAGATATGTTACCAGCTGGGTTTTTTGGGGGGTCAGACCACCAAGAACACTCATTTGTAGACGTTGATGGTGACCGATGGTTCACCGACCCCTTAGACAATATAAAGTTATAAATAAAACAGTAAACAACTTTTGACATTAACAGGAGAAAAAGTATGGCATTTCAAGTATCACCAGGCGTACAGGTTAAAGAGATTGACCTTACAAATGTTGTG